GAATTTCTGGATTCTTTGACTTCAGAAGAACGTTATTGGTTACTCAGAGTTTTGAAAGAGATTAAAGAGTATGGAAGGTCAGATACCTTAAGGATGATTCGTAGTGTTGATTTTATAAGAGAACCTGTTTCAGTAAGAGAATTTCTTACACCTAAGTATTTAGGTAAATTTGGTTACGGCATTTATAAAGTTTGGTTGGATACACTTGAGTTAATAGAACGAAACAGGGTTTTTGAATGGATTATTACAGGAGCTATAGGTTGTGGAAAGACGAGTGCTGCAAGATTTATGGAATTATATAAACTTTATTTACTTTCCTGTCTCAGAGACCCATCTAAATATTTTGGACATTTATCTGGAGTTCCTGTTGTAATAGGTTTTTATAGCAGGACAAGAGAGAAGGCGGATGTTTATTATTCTGTTTTTGAGTCTATTGTTAGGGAAGCTCCTTACTTTAAAGAATGTTATTCACCTCTGGGTAAGCATGGTTTAGATTTTCCTAATCGTGTGTCTGTTATGACTGGTTCATCTGAGTTGCATGGGTTAGGGGATGATTTAATTTTATTACATATAGATGAAATGAACTTTATGCATGGTGAAGGAGAATTGTCGCAAGCTCATAAGCTATATTCCTCTTTAAGAATTAGGATGCTAAGTCGTTTTTTGGATAAAGGCATTAATCCAGGTTTACTTATTTTAATTTCTTCAAGGCGGTCTGAGTCGGATTTTCTTGAAAAGCATATTGAAGAAGTGAAAGAAGAAATTAGAGTCAGGGAAAGTATGAATTTGCCAGCTGGAGTGCATATTTCTGATTTTAGTTTGTGGGAAGTTACACCAGAGCGATTTTCTACTAAGAAATTTTATGTTTTTGTAGGTAGCAAAACAGAGTCGCCTAAGGTTATAAATAATCTTGAGGATTTTCTTAAGAGTGTTCCTGAGGGTGATAGAGATGATTACAAGAGGAGAATAATAGAAGTACCAGAAGATTTTCGTGCGGATTTTGAGCGTGATTGCGAACGAGCATTGCGGGATTTAGCAGGTAAAGCTACTGTTGCTGTTTCTGGTTTGATAAAAGATAAAGAAGCTTTATTAAGTTGTTTTGATGGACAAGACCCATTTAAAAAGAATCCCATTACTATATCTACAAAAGACCGTAAGACAAGGATAGTAGATTTTTTAGATGTAAATAAACTTTGTAAGGTTACATTAGGATCTTATGTTCCACGTGTAAATAGCAATATTCCTCGTTGTTTGCATGTAGATTTAGGACTTGTTGGAGATAGGGCAGGTATATGTATGGGGCATGCAGTTCCATTAGAGAAAGGAGATTATCGTTATTCAACTACTAATGCAGTTGTAGTACCTTTTATAATAATAGATTTTATTCTTGCTATTTCTCCGCCACCTTTAGGGGAAATAGATTTTCAAGAGATTGTTAATTTTATATGTACTTTACGTGATCTTGGTTTTACTTTTGATGCTATAACATACGATGGATGGCAATCAGTACATTCAAGACAATTACTTTTAAATTCTGGTTTTAAAAATGTTAGTGTTTTATCGGTAGATAGAGATGATACACCTTACAGATTTGCAAGACAGGCTTTAATGGAGAAACGTGTATTTGCTCCTTATCATAAGATTTGCATAGAAGAATTACTTTCTCTTGAGCATGATATTGTTAAGAAGAAAGTAGACCATCCTCCAGGAGGAAGTAAGGACTGTGCTGATGCTTTAGCAGCGGTTATTTATAATTGTTCGTTGAATGTTAAGGTAGCTCCAGCTACAAGCAGAGATTCTAATATTTCTACTGCGATAGATTCATTAATTTCTTCTAACAAACCAATAATATAAAAAAGGAGGGTAATATGGACATTTTATCTTTATTCAGAAAAATTTTCAGAGCTCCTGTACAGCCTGCGGAAGTACCAACTATTCCTGATGTTCCTCCAGGTGATTTAGGAGCAACTTCTATTATTGATATGTACAGGAAAGAAGTAGATGTTACAGAAGACCGTCATTATCTTATACAGCTATATACAGATATGGAGAAAGATGAAATTATAGGAGCAGTACTTGATGCTTATGCGGAAGAAGCTACGCAAAGGTCTTATGAGAATGATAAAATTGTTTGGATACACTCGGACTCTGAGGATATTAAAAACTTTGGTGAAGAGTTCTTAGACAAGATTAAGTGTGATTACAATGTTTTTTCTTTAGTACGAACAATTGCCTGGTATGGTTATGATTTTGAATTAGTTGTAGGCGATTTTGGTAAAGGAATATTAGAATTAAAACCTCTTGATTTATCCAAGATAGAAAGAGTAGAAGAGAGCGGTATTCTAAAAGGTTTTCAATTTACAGGGGGTTCTGGTTCAATTACTTATCAGCCCTGGGATATAATCCATTTTCGTAATCTTTCAAGGAAGCGAACAAATATTTACGGGGATTCTATTCTTTATTCAGCGAGAAAGATATGGAAGAAATTACAGATGATAGAAGATGCTGTTATTATATACAGGCTTCGTAGACATCCAGATAGATTAGTTTTTTATATAGATACAGGAAAAGCTTCTCCTGTAGAACAATTGAAGATTATAAACAGATGGAAACAAGCTCTTCGCAAATCTTTTTATGTAAAAGATTCAACTATAAGGCAAGAAATACGTATATTTGCTGCTGACGAAGATTTATTCTTCCCTAAGGCGGAAGGTAATAACAGTAGCATAGATGTATTGAAAGGATCATCTAATGTTGGTGATATTTATGATTTGGAGTATTTTCTTAATAAATTGTTTGGTGCTCTTAAAGTACCTAAAGCTTACTTTGGATTTGAAGGTGAGATAAATGCAAAAGCTTCGCTTGTTCAGCAAGATATTAGATTTGCACGTTCTGTTGCTAAGTTACAGACTTTTGTGATGGAAGGACTGGCTACTGCGTTTCAGATAGATTTAATTTATCGTGGTATAGACCCTACTGACCCTGCTCATTCTTTTAAATTTCGTATGGTTCCTGTGTCTTATCTTGAAGAGATGGCCAGGCAGGAAATTTATGATACACGTATAAAAGCAATGCAAGATTTTTCAAGTTTATTTAATAGTCTTGAGATTACAAAGGAGAAATGGGTATCCTGGGTATTTAGAAATCTTGGTGGTTTTACTGAGGAAGAAACAGCTTTCTTACTTTCAGGTGTAGAGAAAGAAGAAGTTTCTGCTGAAGAGGTTGCAGGTGAGTCTTTGTCTGCTGAAGATTCCAGGAGACTTAAGAAAGCTTTGAGCTCTACTCCGAAAGGACGTTCTATCATTAGTGAGCTTAACGAGATTTTAGCTAAGGCAGGTTCTTTCTCAAGTGATAAGCTTCTCAGGAGAGAACATTTAGGACTTATGAAGGTTAACAAAGAAGAGAAGCCATTAGTTGAAAAAACTAATGGTAATAGTGAAATACAAAGAAGATTAAAGTACAGAAAGGAGGAGTTATTACGATGAGAGTTCAGTCTTTTTCTCGCTTAGTTGCGGATAAGCTTGGTATGCAAGCTAAAGATGTTACACCTATACTTGTAAGTTTCTTTGATACGCTTAATGAATTACTGTCTAAAGGTTGTGTTGTATCTTTTCCAGGTATAGGTAAATTTACACCTTCCCTTCGGGGAGGTTATACCAAGCCTAATTATTTTAAAAAAGGTGAAGATATGTATGTAGCTCCTTATGTTAATGTCAGATTTACACAGTTTGAATCTTCTAAAAGGAAGTTATATGAAATGAATAAAACTCTATGGGATATTGTTTTAAAGAGTAAAAATACTACGACAAAAGGAGGAAAAACTAATGAAAAATGAAAATAGCAATATAGATATTTCTGTTCTTAGAGAAGGAGATTGGATGGAAGTTCAGAGTTTTGGTTTACTTGGTAAGCTTATAAGATTTCGTTGTGGTAGTTATACTAATCATGGACAACCTATTCATGTAGAGAATGGTAAATTGTATGTATTAAATGCTACTGTACCACGTTTAAAAGTAGACCCAATAGAGAGCTGGATAGAAGATGCGAAGAAGAAGAGTTGTAATTTTATTATAATGCGTCAAACTTATTTACCTGTTGAGATTTA